GCCTCTAAACCTTGCCCTGTATCGATCCCGACACGGCCGCCGAAATCTTGCCATCTATCGCTCCGTAGAAAGATCCTCCGGCCGATATCGCTCCGGCTGCCGTCATCTTAAACGTCCGACCTCTGGTTTTAAGCTCAACCGAAACGGACGCACCCTGATCCGCCTTGGCCGCGGTAAAGCCGATAAAGTCCTCGCCCGCGTTGGCGTATTCGACCTGAGACCCACTTCCGGCCGATAACTTCACTCTGCGGTAAGGCTCAAGAGCTACTCCCGCCGTAAAAGCCTTTATGCCAATATTAAACTGAGACATCTTCTAACCTCCTTCTGGTTTGAAAAACCTCTTACTTTCTTTTTTCCGCGGTGGCCTTCAAAGCCTCCGTCATCGAGCATTTGTGCTCTGACTTATAGGCACGCGCCATTTCAAGATGGGTTTTGCCCTTCCCTTTGGCTTCGTCCGCATCCGGCCCTATGTCTGGCGGGGTCGCCTTCTTAAGTCCTTCAAGTTGCTTCTCTTGAAAAGAGATCGTCGCTTGATCAAACGAGAGCCCTTTTTCAACCGCGTCGATTGCAAGGTCGGTCGTGTCCTTAAAAGATTTTGACTTTTTAAGAATCGCGATTGCCCTCTCTTTTTCTTTGGCCTTGCCATCCTCGAAACCCTTCTTCGTTCCTTCCTCGACACCGAGAGCAAGGACCGAATTATAGACATCGGGTTTCTCTTTTCTTAACTGCTCAACCGTTAATTCATCAAACATTTGCTTCCCTCCTTTACGTTGTGCTGCTTTTTCTTTCTCCTCACGATTAATTCTATATCTCTCCAAAAACGAAACCATCTTCTCGACTGCAAGAGGCTCTTCCAAGAATCTATCTAAAAACGCTGACATCTCGGCTGACGGTTTAACAGTGCCTGAGAAGAACGGCACTCCAAAAAGCCCGTCATTCGCGGCTGGATCGTCCACAATGTCGACTGAGTTCAGCTTCTTAACCCTGATAAACGGTGGAAGATCCTTGCCATTTTCATCTTTCGCAAGCGTTCCATCTTTTTCCCTGCGATATTCTTCGTCCCAATGAATGACCATAGATGAACCGAACGCGTCCGGGTCAGATTCGGCAAGGCTCATAACATAATCCGCGAGATCACCGTCAGGGGTCTTGTGAGCTGTGGAGTCTATATGGAGATCGGCCCTTACAATATCGCCGTCTCTTTTAAAATTTCTTACCCTCCCCAAAAATGTCCCAAGCGCTGTATTCGACATGTTGGGATGCCCGAACCTTGACTTGCTACCAATCTTCGCCGAATTTCCCATATCAACCACCGTATCCAAACTCAAGTCATCAAACTCACCCCTTTCGTCTTTTGTGACACCTTTGGTCACGACCGCGAAGCCCGATATGACTTCACTTTTACGGTCGACTCTAATCGAACCACCTCTCGCGATATCAGTCCTGAATAAAATATCTTTACTTGCCATCTGTAGCCTTCCTTTCCGACTCTATCTCGATATCAAGACTTGTAGGCATGGCCATGTCAGTTTTGTTGCTGATCTTGACCCGTTTGCGTATCTTGTCCGGTTGCTTGGATTTTCGGTTTCGTGTCATTGCTTAAAATCCCCTCTAATCCCAACTCTTTAATTTTGTCTTGTTCGCGCTTGCGTTGCTCAAGACTCTCTTCCCAATCCTTGCCTTCCTGAGCATAAATATCCGAGAACGTGACGATGCCGTTCTTTAATCCGACCTCCGCGGCCTGCGCTTCTTTTAACGGATCCACCCATTCCCATCCCGGGGCGATCCAAGACGCGCCAGTCCAATAACGTTTGTTCTCGTAAAATGTGTCCGCGTTGATTTCACGGCGAAGATACGCCTCCTCTAAGACCATCTCCCAAACTGGCTGGCATAATTTGCGCGATAGCCATTCCTGCCGCATTTTGAAATAACGCCTTGCCTCAAGTAATGCCGCGCGCGCGCTCGAATAATTTGTTTTACTGAAATCTTTAGCCACCAGTTCATACGGCAAACCTAACGCCGCCGAAATTGCTTTTAAGATGCGATCTACGAACGGCTCAAAACTCGCCCCCGGCCTCTGCGGATTAAACGATGTGATACTCTCACCCGGCATTAAGTGCTTAATCATCCCCGGCTCAAGGCTCTCGAGAAGTTGACCTGACGGATTTCTGTCATACGCGCCGCCAACTGATACGTCCATCGATGCTTCGGATGTGATAAAAAGCGAAAAACACGCCGCGATTCGAGCCGCCACCAGCTCCGCTTCCGCGTATTCTCCAAGGTCTTTGAAATACGTCAAAACCGGAGCAAAAAACGGAACTCCCCGCGTCTGCCCAGAACGCTGGACGTCATAGAGATGAAAAACATTCCTGCGGCCGTATTCGTTCTTGGCCGGTATCTCCGTAAATACCCTCTCAAATTGCTTTATGTAGCGAATATCACCGGGATGCGTCTTTTGAATGAAATACGAAATCGGTTCGCCCTTTTCGCCGATTCTCACGCCTGAACGTATCGACCGGTCACCCTGCATACCGGGCGGCGTATCTAACCGGTCTGATTCGATAATCTGCAAAGCCAATGAATACGGACGGTCTGGATCCTGAAGCATCATCGGGATTACGATTGCCTCGCCGTTTTCTAAAATCTGCCTGTCAATGAGCTGTTGAATTTCGTAAAAGTCCATGCGGTTGCCAGCGTCCGCGTAAGGCGTCCATTTCTTCCAAATACGCTCCGCGTCTTTCTGAAACGTACTTGCCGTGCCCTCATCTATTCCAAGTGACTCTTTATCAATCCGAGACTGCGGACGAATGCCTGATCCGACCACATTGGTGGTCATGGTGGAGGTGATGCCTGACGCATGCGCGTCGTTACGATTTAAGTCGCGGCTACGCTCCCTGATGTCTTTTAGTTCAGGCAATAAGTCCGAGTCCGCGGAGCCGCCGCCCGGGATCCACGATGAACGAAGCCGATCGCGGGAAGCCCCTTTATAAGAACTGAACGAATCCGACACCTTGATCGCCCGCCGGAACGTCCGTCTTTTGAAACCAGCCCGGGGAGAAAAAAACGAAATGAGGCCGTCTAAACCACTCGACAGCCTATCAGAAAAAGTCGTTTTCATGATGGACTCCCAAACGAAGCATAGGTTGTATTTTCACCAGAACCCGCTATCTCGCGGCGCAACTGATCCCGCAAGTTTCGCAATTCGTCTAAAGTGATGTATTGCAGATTTCTCCCGCCAATCGAATACGAATGCACCGCGCCGCCGGTAATACGCGCGTTGATTGCGGTCTCAACGTTATCGAGCATTTCCTGTTTTGTTGGTGCGCTCAAACCTGCCTCCGTTTTTGCCCAATAAAAAAGCCACCTCCCGCCAGTCGACTGGAGATGGCTTTTACTGCTATTGGGTGCGGCAACAGTGATCAGCTGTCCCGCTATAAGTTGTCTACTTCAATATTACCTGAATCCAGATTTTTGGCAATGGGGTCGTTGCTACGCAGTAGCAAAAAGTCATTTCTCATCATCAACCTCAACTGACTTAAAATGATGCCCGCATTTGTAACAACTGTGATAGCGGATCGGCGGATGCGTTGAGTAACAGCGCGTATTCTTGCTTCTGCATTTCGGGCACCTGATGGGAATAAACCGCACGCCGTAATCCGACGAGTCATTCGGCGGCCGCCCGAATGGTTTCTCTGCGGTTTCATTCGCGCCGCCGACATTTTTCAGCCAGTTTGGTTTTCTCTCTATCCATCTCTCCATTAAAGCCAAGACCCTGACGGTTTGCGAAGCCATCCTTTTCGAACGTGCTCTTCTTGAATAACTTGATGAACCCTCGGAGCATCTTCGCGCCGCATATTAAGCGCGCGGATGATATCCGCGGCCGCGAGCGCATATACCTCGGCATCCAAATAATGATTTGCCGCGGACTCTTTCTTTTTCTGCCAAACCTCTTTTGCTTTACCGGTTGTGCGGTTGCGAATAAGCACTTTATGCTCGGAAGTAAACTGAAGAAGATACTCGTCGCTTGGTTTGCGGAATATATTCCATTTAGCCGGATTCTGTGAAGTAACGAGCCGGTTGATTTTGTCTTTATACTGCGTGACATTGAGATTCCATAATACAAGTCCGCCCGGAATAACCGCCCCAGTCCTCGAATTGATATCAATCTTATTCGCACGGTAAAAACGACCTCCAGTAATCTCCTCCAGACCTTTTATCGCCTTTGTCTTATCCTGCCACTGGCGGCAGAAACGGTATACTTCATCCGTCCTGAAGCCCGAATCAACGCAAGTCATATAAACGCCAATCGTCTCCGCTGAACTAACCTTGCGATACTCAGTCTTGAATAAAACCTCGACAATATCTTCCCAGTATTCAACCCTGCCCGTCCGAATAAGCCACGATTCCTCATAATAACCCCAGCCGCGAATGACGTAGTAAAAATGATCCTTCTGAACGTCGACGCCAGCCGTTAAAACCAGCACATCCTCCGGAACAAGGCCCTCGTCATAATCACGCGATAGATTGCGAATTTTATCAACTGTCGTTTCTTCGATTTTCTCTTCCCAAACCTCCGCAAGCCACGAGTTGACGAAGTTCATCAAAAGTTCTATATAATCCTTTGACTTAAGAAATTCGGCGGCGATATCTGAAAAGGTGAGCCACGGCGAATAAAGCGAGCTGATCCAAAAACCGCGGTTGCGGTTAAGTTCTTTTTTTTCAGCAATCCACTCGCCATCCAACATCATCTTTTGTTTTTGAACATTCTCGATTCGCTTGTGGCAATGAATGCATTCGTACCATGCCAGCCGTTCGTTTTTTATTCTCTCAGCTGACGACTCCTCTTTCGGCCATTTAATCTGACCAAACACCAAAACCTGCTTTTTGCCACAATGCGGGCAAGGCACATAAAATCTGCGCTGGTCGGATTTATCGTACTCGCGAAAGATATACCCCTCGCGCGTAGTAGGAGTTGATACCTTAACCGTCTTTTTATTCCAGAAAGTTTTTTGACGTTCAGAAGCCAGTTTGATTGGATCCGCTTCCCTGCCGGAAAACCTCGGATATTTATCAACCTCATCCAAAAACAAATACCGGATAGGCCGTGATGCCAAGTCAGCCGGACTGTTTGACCCAGCGAAATAAAGAATCATCCGGTCAAAGTGATATTCAAGCTTCGTTATATCATCCAAATTCGGCGGTAAATACTGACTCAATACCGGTGAGCTGTCGATCATCGGCTTAACGCGATTGTACGAAACACTTTTCGCATCATCCGCGCGCGGTAATACCATCAAGGTGGGCCCGGGGTCTTGATCAATGATATATCCGATCATGTTATACATCCCCTCAGTCTTTCCCACCTGCGACGCCGCCATAACCGTGATCTCATCCACGTATGGATCCGTGAAAGCATCCATGACACCTTTAAGATACGGTGTTCTCGCTGTTGACCACTGCCCGGGCTCTGCGGACGTCTTAACATCCAGCCGACGGTAACGGTCAGCCCATTCGCTCACGGTGATCTTTTCGGGTAAAACCCACTCAGATGCCGCGTACGGCACTACGGTCTTAAGAATTTCTTTTTCCAGCTTTATTGACATGACGCATTCCCGCGAATTGGTTGATAATAAAACGAATTTCCTCATCCAGAATTTCACAAATGACTTTGGGTTCCTGCTGATATAGCTTAGGCGCGACATGTTTCGGAAGTCTTAGAAATCCTGTTTTAACCCCTCGCACCTGATTTTTGACAATAGACACATGATCCTCGAATGAAATAACCTCGCCCTCTTTCTGCCGAAGTTCAATCTCGCTTAATTTTGCCCGATTCTTGCGGTATTCGTTGTCCCAATACTCTTTCCCCTCATCATCCCCTGCCTTTGAACCGTACAGCCATTTAAATACATCGTTCACCTTAAAACGAAATATCTCACCGGCTGAATCACGAATGACCGGCATCCCCTGATCAATATACCGCCTGACCATGCGAGGCGATTTCTCCAAGAAGACTGACATTGTCGGCAAGTCGATAGTCCCGGCAATGACGTCAATTTCCGGTCGCGCGTTCGCCTTCTCAAAACCCTCCAGCTCTTTGACTTCTTTTTGTGTAAGAGTGCTCCGGCTGAGTTTTTCAACCAGCGCGATATAGCGTTTCTTTTTAGCAATCTCTGTAAGGTTGCGATTTTGTTCATCCATCGATTATTCTCTGGCCGCTTTCTTCCCAGAAAACTCCTCCCATCGTCTCACGGCTACATCACAGAAAACCGGCTCGATTTCCATAGCGAACACCCGCCTGTTCAAACGCTCGCCAGCGATAATCTGCGATCCTGAACCTGAAAACGGCTCGTAGCAAATATCACCCGGGATCGTATGAACCCGCATAGGTATCGCAAAAACCTCTGTTGGCTTCACAGTCGGATGATCAATGCCCGGATTGCGTTTCTTGCCTTCCCAATCCAGCTCCCATACGTCCGTGTGATATTCCGGCGTCGTCGGATCGCCTGACCTTAAAAAATCGACTGTCCACACAGTGCCGATAGATTTATTTTTTGGCTTATACTCCGGTCGCTGACCCTTGATCCACATCAAAAGGCACGGCTCATGCCTCCACGAGTAGAACGAATAGGTCAAAATCACGCACGGCTTGACCCAAACGATTTCCTGATGAATGAGGATGCCGATTTCTTTGCATATGCCTTCAATGTCGGATCTGCGTTTTGAGGCATGCCACATATATAAAGCCGTCTTTTCGTGAATGTGCTTAATCCCGACCTTTAAAAATTTGCGCATGAAATCTATTGCGTCGGGAATATCAATCTCATGATAAACATTCGACCAATCACGGCCGCCGTTAGGACGATTCGCTCCGGTATAGTCCACGCAATACGGCGGATCGGTCGCTAACAAGCTTGCCTTCTGACCGTCCATGAGCCGCGACACATCCTCATCAGTTGTGCTGTCACCGCAAAGAAGCCGGTGATCACCCAAGATCCACAAATCACCTTTCTTGGTAATCGTTTCTTTAGGCGGCTCAGGAATATCATCCGGCAAAGTTTTGCCGTCTCCAATATTCTCGACTCCCATATCTCCGACACTCTCTCGAAGCTCCTTAAGCCGAAGATTTATGTAGTCATCCGATGCCTCTTTTCGCAACCTCTCAATAAGCGGGATAAGTGACGCTGTCCATTCCCCACCGATCTCGTTATTATTTAACGTGAGATTCATGGCATGTTCTTCGATCTCATCCAAATCAACCATGATGACCTTCACGCTCTCAACTTCATACTCCTGCAGAATCTTGTATCGTTGATGCCCGCCGACTATTCGCATGTTGCGCTTGTTGACCACGATCAACCCGACATAACCGAACTTTTCCAAACTGTGCTTTAAACCGGAATACGCCCCCTCGGATATTTCACGCGGGTTATACGGCGCGGGATTCAAATCCGCGACCCTGACCTCGACTATTTCCGGCTGAACGTTAATTTTTCCCACTATGCCCCCCTTTTATCCTTTTCCCCCAGGAAACACCCCTTGAATTGACATTGACATCGTTTTTTTGACCTGAAATCACTGACAACCTGCGCCTCGCCCGACCCGCACCCCGACCCCCCTTCCAAGGACCCGTAAAACTAAAACGTCACACATACAGTCAGCACACCCGCACTCAGCCAATAGACTGCATGACGCACATCGCCCTGCCATCCATATACACATGCCGCTAAGACATCGAGCACGATCAACACCAAAGGGAATACCTTCTCCATCACACTATCCTTCCGTTAAAGATGTGTACTGCATCGTTTACCTTAAGCCAATAGTCCTTCTGCTCATCCGTGAACCCAGCCCACATAGCGTCCATAGGCTCAACCACTAACCCTTGGAACTCCTTCTTATCGTGCTCTATATCAATACCTTTTTGCATCTGCCTATTAAGCCAGCGTGTGCCATCAACAAACCTCTTATATAACCCCTTAAACTGTTCAAACTTGTTCATCCCGATCAACCCCTGTAGAGAAAGTGAAGGAACTTTTACTAATTATTCTTTTATATATATGAATATATATTTTTTCTTTTTTATTTATTAATAAAGAGAAAATATATCTTCACTTATTTCACCACCCATCATAACCCCTTGTAGGAAAGCGAGTTGCGGAGTTGAGCAACATAAAATCTTTTTCCACTATTCTTCACTATCTTCACTGGTTTTCCCCTAAAAAGGCCGTTTATCGTTAAAATCATGCCTCGAACCATCATCATGACCACCCCCTTGATAGCCACCCTCGACCTTTAGGCCTACTCCCCGCCAAAAGATATTTCCACGTCCTTCACCGCAGGTCTGCCTTTCTTTAACGAAACCCTTCCTTTTCATGTAATCGATAAACTCATTTCTATTAACATAACGAAGCCCGTTATCCTTTGCCCACGACTGAACATCCTTCAAGAAAACACTTGTCTGAACCTTACATTCAGGACCGACTAAACATCGCTCCTCAATGTAGCTGCCAATAACATCCGATTCTTCCTGATATTCATTCGTAGCCTCGATTATTTTGGCTACCTCGCCCAACCCTTCCTGTTGCCACTTCTTAAACCCTTCGACTGCCCACGCGAGAATGCCTTCGTATTCTTTCGATAGCTTCCCGTCAAGCTCCTTGTCCACCTCCTCTTGAGCGATAACCTTCTCAAACGGAATAGTCCTGATCCTGCGCCATATACCCTTATCCGTTCCTGAAATATTGGGCTTATGATTCGTAGCGAAGAATATCTTGAATGTCGCGAAGAAGTCAAAATACTCGCAGTGCAAAAATCTCGCGCTGATAGGATCATCACCTGTGAGCTGCTTAATCTGCGCCTCAGCTAAAACCCTTGTTTTTCCTGACTCAAGCGCGGTAACGAACCTAACGCCTTTAAGCCTCGCGATGTCATTCGGAATCGAGTCGTTATACTTCTCCATAAGCGTCGAGGCCGGTGTGTTCAAAGCGTAATCGCCAAGGATACGGAATATGTGCTTTAAAAAGGTCGACTTACCATTCATCCCGATGCCATAAAGAATAAAAATGCACTGCTCTTTTATTGACCCCGAAAGCGAATATCCCACCGCCTTTTGCATAAAATCTATGATCTGCGTATCACCCTGAAATACGGTCATGAGAAAACGCTTCCATTCAGGGCAATCCAAATTCGGATCATAATTAAGCTCAATCTTACGTGTTAGATAATCCTCTCTTGTGTGTGACCGAAGCTCCCCGGTCTCGAGATTTAGCGTTCCGTTTTTGCAGTTTAAAAGATAGCTATCTCTATCAAACTGATTATTATTTACTGCGATGCCCTTCTCGCACCTCGTTAGATTAACCATCGATTTTAGCTTCATCTCTGACTCCGACTTTACCGCGTGCTTAAAAAGAAACTTGTCATTCCTAACCTTGGCCATCTGGTACATCTGTTTTACCGTGTTTTTCGCAAGACGTAATATCTGAAACGCGTCGTCTTTTTTCCAGTGCGACCCGTCCCAAATAAACCAGCCGCCTAAAGCGTCGCAGTATTTAAGAACGTCCCCGTATTTCTCAAAGAGCAAATTCGCGTTCCAGACATCGGTGAACGGATCCTGATCTGTAGACGCCTCATCAACGCTGTAATGCGATACGCTTTTCGCAATATTGGAGATCTCTTTTTTAGGAAGAGGCGGCAGGCATCGATTTTCGTTTATGGACTGCAACGTCATCTCAAGCTGGGAATACTCTAAGCCCATCTTGCGAAGCTTTACGCCCATAAGCATGAGCGTGTTATTCCTGTTTTCAGTTATCTTCGCGCCTTTATCGGATAGATCAACAACCGGCGTATTCTCTTTTAGAAGCTCAAGTAGCCAGCCCGGCGCGTCGACAATCATCGTCTCATCAGGATGATGAGATATTTCCCAAGCGTATTCTTTACCTTCAATAACGCTCGGGGCCACGATAATATATCCGCCGTCGCCTCTTATATCTATTCCAGACTTAATCCCAGTCTTGCAGCCGATTCCCTGTTCAGGATATCTGAAGAAAATGTGCCTGCCACCACTCCATGTAAGAGCCTCAACAGTATGCGGTAGCTCCCCGTATTCCTTTTCCAACTCTTTAAGCGAATCGTCCCCTCTTGACCCATTCTTCACATCGATATCAAGCACAAAGAGTCCTGATACTTTGCCTGTGGCAACAGCTATATTCGCGTCCTTATGTTGTGTGAACATCTGCCTAACGGCATTTATATCTTTCGATGCGTCTTTATAGCCATGCGGAGTAAGAGGGATTTTATTTTTACATGGAAATACCGCCCAGCCTCGCTTGGCGTAACCAAGTGCCTGATCAAGCATTACTCTTCCTTATAAATGATGGTGATGACCAAAAGATGATAATTATCGAAGAAGCCAGCCTTAACAACGCTTTGCCTCATATCGACTATTTTTTTGTTAGCGATAAACCCTGTGATCAATTCTTCGAGCACGTCCCAGTCTCGACTTGCGAATATTTTGCATTTCATGTTTGTCCCTTTCTTCAATAGGGGCGGGACAGATACAGCCCCGCCCCCTTGAGTCACTGATTTAATATGGTCTCTTTTCTTGCCCCGGTTCTTCTACAACCTCTTCTTCATGCACATGAATGTCCTTGACCCGTATTGAGAAGTCATTCCACAGCTTCTCGCATATCTTGAACTCCTCAGACGTAGGCTCACCGATAGGCGTAACCTTAAGAATCGCGTATGTCGCGATCTCATTCGACTCCATAGCGGATGTAATCCGATACTTCCTCGCGAACATATCCCCTCCGCAAAATTTCGCGAGCGATAAGAGCTGCTTACCCGATTTGTAGCTCGTCTTGGAAAAACTCACGATGATCGGCATCGGGCTTCCCGGGAAATACGAGAAGAAGTTAAGGAATGTCGTGGCCACCGGCTTTTCGCCATTAGGCCCGAATTTCGTCTGCTCTTGAACCTTTGGATCGAGCGGATCACTTGACTTCCAAATCACTGCGCCCGGCTCAAAATCGGGATCGAAATTCGGATCGTCCTTACTCCGGGGGTTAAACCTGATGAAATTCTTGAACATAAATACAGGAACGAACTCCTGCGGGAGGATCTCCTTGGTGAGTGAATTGATTATTGACCCTATCTTTACCTTTTCGAGCCCCTCACTTAGCTCAGGCGACAACGCCTGAATAAGCTTTGCGCGTGGGATAATTAAATCCCCCTGATCGATGCCGCCTTCAAATCCGCGCTGTGACGCTTTGGGGTTCATTAAAGCGGTGCTTTCCTTTTTTACTACGATCTTCTTTGCCTTTGACATGGTCATGCCTCCTTTTATGCATACAGCCTTATTGACGTTTTTAAGTAATAACTCACATAATCTGGAATCTCGATGCCGGTCTCTATGCATTCCTTAACGAAGTTCGATAAGGTCTGAGGCATAACTGTTGTCTTTATAAGATCCTCTCGCGCTTTTCCCCGCAAGAAGTCAAATAGCCTCTCCGTATTCTCTTCCTTACAACTTGCATAGAGCCTTGGCTTCTGAATCTGCGCATATCCTAAGCCCTCATACTTGGCTGTCGATATCGCGGAGTTGGATTCCAAAAACTCAATTAGACGAGATTCAGTCATGTCATACTCGGCCTGCGCATCTTTGAGATCGTCTTTAATCCCATCTCGTTTCTCTTTAGCGCGCCTGAATTGAACGACCAAATCCCTCTCAGTTGTTTTTCCCTCAAACACCTTCACCACCTCCTCACTTTCCCAAACAAGACTGAATATCCTCTTTTTGAACTCGCATCGTGTGATAATTGCGCTTCTTATCTTCCGGCGCTATCACATAATGGACTCCTTCCTCATCCTCGACGATCTGCGTAATCCTCGCGAGAACAAGCACTTTGTCGTTTACCTTAAGCATCGCTACCTCCTTTCCGTAAGAATTCCCTGACCTCATCAACGCTGTGGCAAACTTCCGCCTTGCCACCCGAGGCCCTGATTTTTCCGATAACATACTGCTGAATTCTTGTAGGTCGATTTCTACCTACTTTTAGCTCGATCGCGTAGAATCTTCCTTCGATACACAAAAGTAGGTCCGGAATACCGCTAGTCCATCTGTCGGCTGTCTTATAAACCCAGACGCCCGTATACTCGCGCTTTATGAACTGAATGACCTTGTTTTTTAGCCGCGTTTCTGACAATGGCATATACCGTGTCCTGTAACGTTTGTTTCTTTTGCAAAACCTTGAGTAGTTCTTCATCGATTGTGTCTTTGGCGATGATGTAGATATAAAGGCAGCTATTCTTCTGACCAATTCTATGAACCCTGTCGCGAGCTTGAATATGTGACTCGTAGGAATAATCGAGACTATAGAAGACCATGGTGCTGCAGTTAATAAAGGTAAGGCCATGCCCGGCCGACTTCGGATGAGCGATTAAATACCGCGCCTCGTTATTCTTAAACTTATTGATCGAGCCGTCTTTATCCTTGGTTTTCGCATAAAGCGTGACTACCTTATCCGCGCCATATTTCTCTGCAATAAGGCGTTCTATCTTCTCGACTTCTTGGTGAAACTGAACCCAAATAATCACCTGCTGATCGCCCAATTCTTCCAAAATCTCTTCAAGTTCTTTAATCTTCGTGGCGTTACCAATCTCTACCACCTCACCCGTCTCTGAGTAAAAAAATCCGGCGGTGGCCTGTCGTAATTTCATCAGCTTTGCCAAGGCTACCTGCACCGCGATCTCCGTTCCCTCGATCTCCGTGACAAGGAAGTCCTTCATCTCGTCATACGCCTTTTGTTCTTTCGCGTTAAGTATGACTTCTCTCACCTCATCCACCTTCTCAGGAAGATCCAAAGCGTCCTTCTTTTTTACCCAGTGCGTGAATGGTTTAATCTCATCCATCAGCCGCCTTCGGTTCTCGAGGCTAATGACATATTTCCAGCCGCTACTTAAAATCTCCCTCATCGCGTCCCTAGTCATGTATTGTCCGGACATCTGCATCACCCGGCCGTTACGCTCTAAATGAAAATAGGTATTTCTAAACCCGTAAAATGACGAATGAAGGGCGGCCGGCTGGATAAATCGAATTTGCCCCCAGAGCTCAAGCTCGCTATTGGGCATAGGCGTGCCAGAGGCGATAACGCGGTATTTAAACTCCTCGGCTAAATGAAGCAGCGTCTTCGTGGTAACGCTCTTATTGTTTTTAAGGCGTGAGCTCTCATCCAAGACACACATGAAATTATGCGTTTGAATAAGCCGCTGGACAGCCAGCAGGTACCGTTTGGAAATTAACGCCTCATAATTGATGATAACAATGTCCGGAAGATTATCCTTTAATTCCTTGAAAGGTGCATAGCTGAAATTCGTGAACCTCTTTATATCCTCACCCCATGCGGCATTGACGAGCGAGAGCGGACACACCACAAATAGCCTTAGGTTCGGCTGATACGCGCGGTAATGGCTGAATATCTCAAGGCATGTCCGGGTCTTGCCTAACCCCGGATCATGAAACAGGGAGCAACATCCCTGATTCTGAACGGCAAAATCAACCGCCAAACGCTGGTGTTTATAAAGACTTTCCATCGCCCGTCTTCCTTTTCTGCTTTCCGCACGGACGATTCGCCTCGATCAACTTGCGGCGGTTGTACCAGTTCATCCGCTTAAAGATTTCCTTTAATTCCTTGATCACCTTCATGACGCACCCTTTCTACTGTGAATGAATTCTCCCCGTACTCCTTAATGAGGAGGCCCGTAAATACCTCTGCGATGTGTTCGCCTACAGGACTTGAGACATCGATGACAACCTTGTTGTCTGCCGCAAGGTACGCCGCATTGAGCCTAACCTTCGCCTGACCAAACGTGCATTCAGCGGCAATGACCGCAAAAGCGATCTTTTCCTCGATCTGCTCACGGCTTAAGTTTTTATTGAATCTGAACTTGCAAACCTGCATCGATTTCTCCTTTCAAGACGTACATTCCGGAAAACTCCAAAAAGTGTCGGAACTTTTTTCAATCAAGGTACTCATGGAGGTTTTCCTGCTGGAATATAGATTTGATACGCTTAATGTCCTCGTACAGAGTGCTACGGGGCGTCTTAAGTACTTCGCTGGCTTCTGTAATACTCAAGCCTTCCTCACCCAAAAGACGGCACAGCTCCCGCTGTTGTGGTGTCAGTTTTTGGATCGTTTTTGAAATATCGATTTTGAGTTCTACGCTGATGTGCAGATTTGAGGTTTGGCTTTCATCTTCTGAAAGCCGGTTTAAATAGGTAGGCGCGTCTTCTTCGTTAGAAATCGGCTCGTTTAATGAAACGTTGTCAATTCCAGCCTTGCGTTTTCCTGCGGTAAGTTTTTCGATAAGACGCTGGAGCTTATGCTCCATAACTCTGGACATAAACGTGCGAATATTCGCACCAGCCGAAGGGTTATAGTCATCTTTTGAGAAATACCAGTAACTGAGGCATTCTTGAAGAAGATCCTCGAACCCTTCTATTTCTAAACATTTCCACTGCCTTCTGAACCTCTCAATTACGTTCTTTGCTACTCCGATTTCCCAGTCTTCAAAAAGACCTTCGTACCTTGGACTCATCATGAGACACCTCCGTTTTTGTTTTTTTTACGGTGTCTCAAATGAGCCTAAATAAAGGATATCCTTTTTAACCCCCCGACAAAATCACGGAGGGCTCCGTGATTTAGGTTTTCCGAAGGTGCTTACGGGCAGAGATATCCACAATCCCCAGTAGTTCTTCCTTCGTAGGTTCCCGTTTCAAGATTCCGGTTAAAATCTGTGTGAAAGCCTTCACGATTCTCGTACTGCGGATTTGTTGCTCAGCAGGTTCTATCGATTTTTCGCGATAAGAAACACTGATCCTGTCTTCAAACCGATTCTGAAAGTTTTTAGTTATTTGTTGCCCCATAGATCTCCTTCTCTAGGGCGTACATTCCGGAAAGCATCGAAAAGTGTCGGAAATATTCCGACAAATAGTCGAAAAAACCGGAATATACAATTAAGCCCACCTAACGACTGGCGGGCTCTATATAGCTTGACTTGTCCGAGGGGTTGTTATAGGGGTGTTGTAAACAGGTAGAAATTTAGAAAGGAGAACGATGATCGCGCCGACAAAACCACAAAAAGAAAAAAAGAAATATGTTATTTACACCCGATGCTCGACTGACGATCAAGCGCAAGGTGATTTCACCACGCTTGACGCCCAAGCCCATCACTGCAAAAACATGCTGGACGCCTTCGGTTATGAGCTGGCTGATATCGGTAAAAAAGGCATAGTGAATGATGACGGATTCTCCGGCAAGGATTTAAACCGTCCGGGAATACAATCCATCCTCAACGATATTCAAACAAAACGATCGTTTGATGGGGTTATCTTCTTCCGGCTTGACCGCCTGACGCGCAACCCCCGCGACCTTTACGCCCTCATTGATCTATTTAGAGCCAAGGACGTTGACTTCATCTCTGTGCGGGAGAATTTAGACAGCTCCACCGCCATCGGACGCGTGGTCATCGGCATCCTTGGTCTACTCTCCGCGTTTGAGCGTGAGTTGACAGGCGAACGCGTAAAGGCATCCGCGATTGCCCGGGTACGGCAGGGTTTAAGAATCGGCGGGAATACTCCTATAGGTTATAAACTGATAAAAAACGGCGATCCCCTACCGAACGGAAAACAGCCCATGAAGGCCATCATCGATGAAAAGGTCGCCTCACATATTAAAGTTGTTTTTGAAATGGCCGCTGACAACCGATCGCTTACTGAGATCGGACTAGAGCTTATTAAAAGAGGCATCTCCACAAGGAAAGGAAATATCTGGCGCAAACAAGGGATTTCAACAATCATCAAATGCAATTTTTACAAAGGATACTTGAAATACAACGACGAGATTCACAAAGCAAAACATGAACCGTTAGTTAGTGAGAAGTTATGGGAAAAAGCCAATGCGGTACTAGTTGCCCGATTGCCCGGCCACAACTTAGTAAAAAGAAATCAAGGGTACGTCTACCTATTAAGCGGCTTAATGAAATGCGGATACTGCGGAAGCCATTTAGTAAGCGCCCACGCGGTCGGAAGACAAAATAAATTCTTTTATTACGAATGCGCGCGATCTAGACAAGGCCTCGGCTGTTCCTACAAACGCATTTCGGCTCCCGGCTTCGATGAGGCGATAGTTAAATACTTCAAACGAGCCGCAGAAAACCAAGAGCTTATTGTGAAAGCGATCGGGAATGCCATTCTAGAATCCCAACTGAAATTTGAGAAGATCGAGACCAAGCTCAATGAACAACAAAACGAATTAAACACCCTGCGCCATGAGGCAAAGAAACTCATAGAATTAGCCATGAACAACGCGATCACGCAAGGATCCACCTATAAAACGAAACTGTCTGGGATTGAATCAGAGATAGAAAAACTTGAGGAAGAGATTAATAAACTGCAGGCCCAAAAGCGGGTGGCGGAAATGGACGCCTCATCCGGGGAGTTTCTTTACTCAAACATCAGACTTGCCATGCAATACCTCGACCAAGCCCCTCCGGAAGCCCAAAAGAGCCTCCTACAAGCCCTAATCAAGGATATTACCGTTTATGATGACAAAATCGCTATAAACATGTATATAGAACAGTCTCTAGCCGATACCCTACCCAAGATCATCGATCCTAAGTCTGCCAAAAAAGAGAAAAACCCTACCCCGACGTTAAGTCAGGATAGGGTTTTGGCCTCTACGCCCTGCGTTTCGCTGGGACGTCCTACTTGGGGTAGGCGACGGGATTTGAACCCGTGCAAACAGAGCCACAGTCTGTTGTGCTAACCTTTACACTATAGCCACCACATATTGATGATTATATCACATCGGGATTTTTAATAAAGGGTAAAGTTGGAGCCGACCTTAGGGTGAGCTTTCGGTGAGTTTCGGGTCGAATGGCGCGTGGGGTTTTATGCTGCAGCCTTTAAGGATGGCATTTACTCCGGTAAATACCTGATATGTGATGCCCAAATCTTTTCTTGACGCCTGTAATATTATATCCTTATCCTGTATCTTCGACTGAAATGTGTATTGGTCAGTTAAGAATATTCTTATGATGAGATCTCTACCCCCTATTGAGAAAGGATAATATCTTGTCCAGCCTCTTTTGCCGAGACCCATCCGGTCGATGTCAAAACTCGGGATAGAGTTCGCCGCCGCGATCGTCTCGCACTTCGCCTTAAGCTCTGCTTTGGGACACCCC